TCCGTTAAGATCTATCTTGTACGGGCAGATGTAGGTTTCATCGGCAGCAATAGTAAAGTTTGCAGTAAGTTTAACATTGAAACCACCTGCATCAATTATTGATTCCCATTTACTCGCAGAAAGATCAGTTGCAAAGGTTCCTGCATCATGTCCTACAAGACATATATAAACAGCACCTGTTTCAGCATCTTTAACTAAATCTCTTTCAACATATGTTGTTCCTGTAACCCAATTCCCTTGCCAAGATCCTATTTCCTGAGTGGCAATGATGTCACCATTAGAATCAAAAGATACTACATTGTTTAATCTATCTGCTTTATTTTGACTTATAGTAGAGGCTTCACTAGGTGTTGTATTAAAACCTGTGGTTCCTTCTAAAGCAGATGAAAGCTTTAATGAATGACCAGCATTGTCATCCAACTGCTGAGAAATTTGAGTTAACTTATCAAAACTGTTCTCAATAGTTTCTGCATCAATGGTTGAGTTATTCGTATAATCAGAAACCTGAGTTAAAGGAACACTTCTGGTAATGACAATTGTATCAACTGATGTTGGATAAGTTACTGTAGAATCTACAGTGAATCCTGCTTCAATATAGGTTATTGTTGCATTAGAAGAAGTTCCTGCATTCTGAACAGTATAATGAGTATCTTTTTTAAGATATCCTGATGCTCCTGCAGTAAAACCTCCACCAGTAATAGGAGTACCTGGACCTGAAGCTCCTTTTTCCCAATAGACTTCAATATGGGTTGCATCAAGTACAATAAAGCTTATTGTATGTGGCCCTTGAGTGGCGTTTCCTGAAAAAGAAGATCTTGTAGTTGTTGCAGATACTGTCATTAATAACCTCCTACTACAGCACTAGGACGGAATGCTTCTATATAATCTTGATTCTCAAAATGTCGAAGCATGTTTTCCGTTCTTCCTAGATAACCTGGATTAAGATATTCTTGGATGTGGTAAATAAGCCCATAATTCACTACTGGTTCAAGATAGAAGAGATTTGCATAAGGAATGTTGTTTTTAACTGCACTCCATGCTTTTGCTGCATCTTTTTCTCCATTGACAATCCCTGAGAATATTCTTCCTGCATCTCTAAAATCAGATGCTACAGGTCCAACAATAAAGTCAGACCAGTTGAACCCGTATTGTGAATAACTGTTGTAGACAAAATCTCCAACAATTCCTGGTACACCAGATTGAATTAAGGAAGCTGCTGCAGTAGAAGAATCGAAAGGATCTCTTGGTTCTTTCCCCTTGAAAAGATCCTTTGCGGTGAGCGATGCATAACCAAGCATAATTGCTGGTGCTAAATGCATTGCTGAATTACCCATGCCATTCTGCATCATCCTTGGATATTGCTGAACAGCCATTGTTAGCGAGAAACCTCTAAATAACCAAAAGAGTTCTGCTAACGATCCAGGTACGGTTCCTCTTTGGAACCCAAAAGACATGATAGCTTTTTCGTTCTTCCCTGGTTGAGGAACTGCTATCTTTGATTCATTGACAAAAAAAATCTCTAATTTATTAGCTAATTCTTTAGCTTGTTTTGATTTAGAGAATTTTCTTATATGGTCAGGTGTAACGTATCTTTCATTTGCATATATGTCAATAGATCTATTCTTAATATCTATATCTTCAGCTATGTCATATGCACCAATCTTGTGTACTAAGTTCCAATCACTTTCTGTTATACCATATTGCTGAAGTATCCTTTGATACTGTGAAGTTAATCCATCCCACTTAAAACGTGCTTGATCTCCCATAAATGCAGATGACATTCGTGCAAATCCTTCTCTATTTGCATTAGTCCAGTAATTGAGTCCGTTATACATGAACATTTTGTCTGCCATACGAGACAAAGTTCCTGTTACAGGATCTGAATTAATGTATCTGGAAGATGAAGAATTAAGGATTCCATCGATACCAATACCAAGAAACTTAAACATGTCTTGTTCTTCCATGCCTAAGTTTCTATTAAAAGATCTTTTCAGATTCTTGAACGTATCATGGTAGGAAGATAAAAAAGACTTACCATAATAGTTCATGGTCATGGCTTGTATTAAAGGATCACCGAATGAAGAAAGGAATGCCTTTCCCATATCAGTAATCAAATGCCAACTGACTACTCCTGAAGTGATTTTAGTAAGGGTTACACTTCCAGGTATTAAAGATTTTCCTGAAAGAAGATCAAATCGTTTATCTAATCCTTCTCCTTCAATAAGTTGTTTAACTTGAGGAACTTCTGAAAGTGCTTGTTTTAATTCTTTATACGTAGCTTCTGGATCTGGTCCTAATCGTTGAATAAGAACAGTTCTGTCGCTTTGGAGTTCCAATCCTTCAATCATTGCAAGAACAGGATCTTGATGCCCAAAGCGTTTATTGTAAGTTAACCAAGCATTTGCATCTTCAAAATGAAGATAACGTGATGCAGATAATGCATCTGCCATTGTTTCAGTAGCATCTACTTCTTCTTCAAGTTCTTTAGTTATCTTCTTGAAGACTCTTCTTAATATTTCTCTATTAGGTTCAAACCCTCCAAAAGTCTTATCTTTATCTAAAAGACTCATTGTGAAATCAATCCATTCATCTTCACCCATTAACTTCATTTGAGGAATATCATGGAATTGAGTTGTTACATGTGTTGAATCATAAAGGATTGCTGCTCCTGCAGCATTTGCTTCTTGAACAACTCTTAGATTCTCTTTTTCTATAATCTTAGCCAGTTCATGAGCTTCTTTATTTCCAGTTACGCTTTTCTTTTGAAGAGGAAATCGTTCTTTGACTAAATCTTCCTGAAAACGCTTATTACGTAACAAACGATGCATTTGAGTTCTTGTAAGACCTGTATTGTTTAAGAATTCTGTTTGAATCCTTCCATGCATCAACTGAGTTCTTGTATCTTGTGCTGCTCCTATACTATTTAAGAATCCTTCTCCTTCTTTGGTTGATCCTGTAAGTAATGCTCTAAAACGAGTAAAGATAGTATCAATGTCAGGACTTACACCATTTACAGGCATCATTATGAAATTATATGCTTTCTCAAAAGCATGCATTCCTAGTTCTGCTCTTGCTTCACCTTGTTGTAATTCAAAATCCTTAGTTGCAGCATAGCGTTCTGCACGATCTAGAATCTTTTCTGGAGATTTGCCTTTCTTCAAATCATCCAACATCTTCTGTGCAGATTTTTCATCCATGCCGAAATCATTCATCAGCATAGATTGACAAGTATTGATCTTAGCCATTAGTGATCACACATTGGGCTGCAGATTTTACAGCATTCTTCATTGTTGTTAGCTTCTCATTGACTTGATTAGCCTTAAGCTCAATGTTTTTGAGTCTTGATACAATTTTTGAAGGAAGTTGCGTAAAGCGGTTAATACTTTCCTTAACTGCATCTTTAAGTGTTGTGGACTCTGCTTCAGCATCAAAGTTATATTCATATTGTTTATTTCCATCGACATGATCCCATTTGACTTCTTGATCTAGTGGACTTTTAACAACAACTACTTCAACTCCTCCTTCTCCATCTAAGGTTTTAACTTCTATATCTAGATGAGATAATCCTGTTTCCATCAATATGTCTTCATTATCTCTCAGGATTAATTCATCTAAGGCAATTCCGTCATATCCTTCTGCTTCTGCTTTATCTAGAATCTGTTTTATAGAATCAGTAGCAGATATTGCATCTTCTCCTGTAATGCCTAAATCAATGACATGTAGAAGAACTTCATCATTTGCTTTGACTGCAGACTGAACTGTTGCTCTTGTTGTTGTATTTATGCTCTCAGGAACCTCAAAAGCTTCGTAATTCAATCCTTTTGTAGGATGAGGCTTCAGGTTAAGGGTCTTACCTTCTTCAAGCTGATCTAGTGCTTGTTGAACACGATTCATATGAGTCTTGTGAGATACATTTCTCATCTTTCTGGCAACTGCTTTCCCAAAGACCATTGTTCCACCAATACCTCCTGCAACTGCCATATCCATTAAGACCATCTTTAAATCATGCTGTTCCTGAAACTTGGAGCGTTTATCTTTAATTGCAAGATTCGCAAGACCAGCACCAATGATAGGATCTGCAAATGTAACTAATGAATCTCCTAAAACACCTCTAGTTGTTGCTGTTTTTGCAGCTTGCCTTGCCTTATTGACTTTAGAAAATAGTCCTTTAACTCTAGAAACTTGTTTTGCTATACCAAAATAAGGAATAAAATTTAAAGGATCTGCAAAACCACCTACGATCAAACCACCAAACATTCCAACTGCACCAGTAGTTGAAAATCCAGATACGTTTCTGGTTAATTGTCCGTAGTAGTTATTACGATCATGGTTTTCTGCTAATATTTGGGCTTGTTCTTCAGTCATTCCTTCAAACCAACTTATTCCTGGTCTGTAAAACACACTTTCTTTATAAATGTCTTCTGGAATGATGTTACCTTGACTAGCAGAATCATAAGCAACTTCATCTAATGCTTCCTGCCACCACATGGTTCTAAAACCAAACTTTATTGATTCTTTAAATAAAGTTGGTATAGAAGGCTTATAACTGCTTATGTTGCTTTCAAATACTCGTTCCTGGTTGTAATCAGGTATAGGCTGGATATTCATTTATTTTTATTTCTATGATATCTAGCACGTTCTGCTTCAAAATTGTTATAAGCCTCCAGAAATTGTTCTTTTATTGCGGTTCCCATTTCTCCTGCAATTAATCCTATTTCATCCCAATGATCTCTTATTACAGAAACTTCTTTCATTTTCATTGTAAAAATAACATTCATTATTTCTTCTTGAGATGACTTTGGTGTAATATTATTCATTACTTCTATAATCAGATCCCTGTCATTCATTCCAATTTCTGTTTCACTGTAAAATATATTCCGTAGCCAGTTTACAGATTGGTTGAATTCTAAAGCAGGATTCATCTCTCTAAGTTTATAAAGACCTCTTGCTACAGGATCTACTGATCGTAAAAGCCATGCACCATGTAAAAGGCTACCTGGACTTATAGTTCCTTGATCTGTATATCTTATTTCAGCAAGACTTCTTTGAAGTACAGGTTTGTGTGTTGATTTTGGTCCTAATGCTTTTTCAAAGTTTGAAACTTCATTTAAAAGACCTTCGTAGTTTAAGTTGCTTCCGAACCAACTACTTAATTCTTCAAGCATTGAAAGTCTATGTCTGTAAACAACATATTTCCCAAATACATCAAATGGGATAACACCATGTTGCTTACTTTCTACACCTTGAATGTTAGTTTCAGTTGTGAAGATTGCAATACCCCGATTTTGTGCATCAGTATTAAAATATACCATTGTATTTGCACCTTCATCACCAATCATTGTCCCTAGAATTTTAGAATTAATATAAGGACTTAAATCGGAATGCCTCAAATACCTTAATGCATCAAAGATAATATCATTATCATATTGTCCAAAAGGAGATAAATCTTTTTTAGGTATTATGATTTTTACATATTCGTTGCCAGGAGGTGATCCGTAATAATATTGAGATCTTATGATTGCATCAGTTACATCTGATCCTTGAAATGTAAATGCTTTGTAAGTAGGATCATCTAATCTGCCTTTTCTATGATTCTCATAAAGCTTCATTCCTATTTTAAAAAATTCTTCTCGTACTCCTCCTTTATGATTTTCATCATCATATAAAGTACTGACATACATCCATTCTGATTGTATTGCTTTATATACTGATTTTTTTTCTTCTGAGTTATCACCAAAGACATTTTTAGCAACAGTAGCCTCAGTTGCTTTCCAAGTATCTCCCATTGTTTTAAGAAGTTCTGGATCGAAACCTGGAGTGCTTGCAGTTATATTTACATTATAAGGTTCTTGCAATCCTGTTTCATTATCTCGTGTATATCGGATTACAGGAACAGATGCGTTGTCATTTTGAGGATATTGCCATAAAACATCACCTGATCTGTATGTACCATCTTTCATTAGATTCTGAGTAAGTGTTGTTCTTTCAGCATTATCTCCATTAGTCATTCTCATTAAAAAATCATTTCTTTCATATGGATTTTTTGCTGCAATACCTTTTCGTTGATTTCTCGTAAAAGGACTATCAGCACCTACTATTTCAGTCATTTAGTCCCTTTTTTTTCTTTTGAGCTTTCATTATTTCGTTAATTATGAATGCATCTTCTGGATTATTCATATCTAGATTATTAAGCTCTGCAATTTTTTCTGCTCTGTTAGGACCATCTGTTGTTGCATTACCAATTTGTTTTATATGCCCCATTATTTTTGCTCTTAATCCTTTTTCATAATTAATGGCAGCATCACGAATACCTTCACTGTAAACAGAAAATCCTTTGTTATGCACAAACTCATAAATCGCATCTACTTTCTTTTTTAATTTTGTTGTATCCAGAGTTTCGTTTTTTGCCATACCCAATAAAGCATCTCCATCTTCTAAAACTCCTTGCATCATTTTTAATTGAACTACAACGGCTTTATATTCAGGAGTATTGATATCTGCATATTTAGGAAGTTCCCAAGGTGGAACTGGTGTGGGTTTTGTGGTCCTTATAAATCCATCATTAGTTTTATCTTGCCAAGCTTCATTATAGTATTTGAAATACTCATCAACCTCTCCAAAAAATTCACGTCGTTCTTCACCTTTAAAGTCAATCTTGCCTAATTTATCGTTTTCTTCTTTTTGAATTGCATCAGTTGATCTTTTGAGAAGCCTTCTAAAATCTTCATCTGTAAGTCTAGGATGTAATCCTTTTGGTCCTGCAAAATGAGAAGCCCATTCAGGATCTATAGCCCCATTTTTTAATCTTGGTTTATAATTTACTTTAACTTTCCCATCTTCAACTTTAATTTCTAGACTATTTTCACCTAAAAAACTTTGTATATATTTTCTTGGATCATAATCTACTGCAGCATTTTGTAAGGCTATCTGCTTTGTCCTTTTCATTCCATTGATTCGATTACCAGCATCACGATCTAAATTCAGCCAAAATAAAGGATTGGAATTCTTAAATACTCCTTTACCAGCTATTCCATCTTCTAACAATAAATCATATTTAGAATGATCTGCTGCAGTTGAATCTGGTCCTGAAAGTTTTGTAACAGTTTGTTTAATGGAATCTGCAAGCCATTTGTCTTGAGCCTTTGTTATTTCTAAAGGACTTAGAGTCCCTTCTAATTGCCTACCAATTGCAGAATACCGTGATTGAATGGCCTGTGTTTTACCTTGTATTGTTTTTTGTTCATCAACCAATCTGAAGAAATTCTCATTATCTTTATTAACAGAATTCAGTAAATTATTTTTAGTATGTTTGATTGCAGCTTTTTTTGCATTACCAAAAGCAATTGCCATATGTTCTTCAACTTCTCTTTCCAATGCTTTTGCAAACCTTTCATCTCCTTCTGCTTCGTAATCAGAAATCACTTGTTCTTTAAGCCAAGAAGTAGTCGCATCCTGATTTTTATTCATATCTGAATATTTGTAGTATCCAGATAAACTTGGATCTAATCGATAATACCCTGATGTGCCTTCTTCTCTTCTTTGATAATTTAAATCTGTACTTTTATTTAGATCTACACCTAATTCAATGTCTTTTCTGACTTTAATTATCTTTAAACGAGCATCAGCTAAATCTGATTGTTGTTCTGCTTCTTTTGCTTGTTGATTTGCTTTTGCAACCATGACAGCAGCTTGAGCCATATCTTTTAAGGCTTGTTGCTGTTCATTGATCATTTGAAGTCTGATATTTGCTTCTTGATCTGCTTCTCTGGATTGATCAGGAACAAAAGATGGTCCTCCAGCAGAAAGATTGATTGGTTTTTGTTGTTGAAAGTTAAGTCTCATTATTACCTATGAGGATTATGTCCAGTTTTTTTCCCAAAAGTAGGCCATTTAGGATCAACTCCTGCACTATATAAACCTGCTCCAGTAGAAGCACCTGAAGATCCACCTGACATTGCTGCATAGAGCATACTTTCATGTCGACCACGTTCTAATTGGAATGCACCATTTTCATATGCAGTTGCTTGATCCATATAAGAATTGAACTGTAAATCTCCTTGATCAAAGAAGTCCTGTATTCTTGAATCCACTTGTGTTCTGAATGCATTCATTTCTGATTGATTTTCTGCATCTTGTGCAACAATGACATCCCATGTTGTTCCAGAATCTGCTACTGCACCAGAACCTCCAATTGATGCTCTCATAGAACCAATTCGTTGTGCATGAGATCTTGCTAATCTTCCTGTTTCAAGTTCTGCATTAAGACCAAAACGATTGCCTTGACCATAAAAACCTGATTTTGCTAATGTTGCATTTTTCCTTGCTTGTCTAGCCATTGCATTAAGTCGATCCTTTTCTGCATTAATCTGCTGGTTTTTAGATGCAAGTGAACTTAAAGCACCTACTGCCATTGCTCCGGCTATAATTAAAGGAAGACCCATCAGTGTTTATTGGTAAAAAGTGTCCAATCCCTACCTTCAATAGGTCTTATTACAGAACAATGTTTTTCTAGAAGTCCGTAATAAGGTGAAGATTCTTCACAAGGAATGATGTAATGTTCTTGTCTTCGGTCCATCATGATTGCATCTAATGCCTGAAAGACTGCTCTAGAATCTTTAGGTGATGCTTTTTTAGAGTGCATCCACCAGTAGACAGTAGGACTTTCAACAGAGAATGCACCTATAGGAGAACCAGCTTTAGTAACAAAATGAGTTGGACCAATTAAAGATCTTCCTCCATCTTCATCTGCTGCTTCTTGAATATGGTCCATATCGTCCTGAGTCGTTATAGGCCAGACTTTGATATCAGTTATCATTTGTTTCGTAATCCAGTTCTATTGCTAAAATATTCGTAGGCATTGAATCAGAAATCTGTATCTGAAACTGAGCATCAGTAAAACCTTGATTTGACGGAACCAATTCTTGAACTCCTGTAACCAAAGTTGGTGGATCTCCATATTCGTCAGAAAAAGTTCTTGTTACCATTTCTGTTAAAGTACCTTCTGAAACCGATGCTGGATAAATTCCATATTGAATATTTGGTGTTCTATAAACTTTAACCCATGCTCTGTGAATCCTTTTCTTGTTTCCAATTCTGACATTTCCACGAGGACCAAGAGCAACTGGAAGTGTTACCAGTTTAGATTCATAACCTAATCCTGAAACCAGAGTTGTATAGTTCGAAGATGCACCTGATGCTGCAGATCCAGAAGAAACAGCAACATCATCCAATTGAGAACCATCACCAAGCAACTTCACTGTTAATCCTTCCAGATGATTCAAACCTGATACTGAAGTTGCAGTAGTTGCGACTACATGACCATCCATGAATCTGGATTTATCAATGGTTTCTTCTTTCATCCAGTTTTCCATTACTTCAATGGTTTCAATGATGGTATGACTTTTATCTCCATCTACAGTAGGAATGGTTCTTCTGACAACCATCCATAGTTGATCCTGATCATCATATGGAATAGTTCCCATATCGACTACAACTGCATTTGTTTGATCTGTTGTTAAATGTCCTGTTGGATCACCTCCTCTTGTATTTGTATAATCATAAGAGCCGGCAATTTGATGTTTATGCCATGCCAATATTGTATTTTGAGGAATGTAAGTGACACAACTGATTGCTCCATTACCATCTCTGATCCAGTTGGCATAGTTAGGAATGGAGGTTGCCATAATCTGTTTACCTTTATCGCTCAGAATATCATTAGCTCTTATGGTGATATCGAATGATTTTTCTCCTGCAGTTGCTTTACCGAAATTGATTAAACGAACCTTGATTCCAGAACCTTCGACATAAAGAACATTTTCATCTACAGCTACAGCATTGACTGTTTTTTCTGCTGGTTGGGTTCCTTCTCTTCTGACTGTAAAATTAGTAGGTGTAATCGTTAAGTCTTGTTCTGATCCATAGACTGCGTAAATACCACCTGTTGTTCCTGCCAAAAGTTTCTCTTGTGGTACAAGAAACTGGATTTCATCTACAGTTCCAGAATCAAACGTAAAGGTCATCGCATTGAACGCTAATACCTGTTCTCCTATGATGGATGCTCCTGATGCTGTTGTTTGTCCTGTAGCCGATCCTAAAGACTCTGAGGGGCCAAAATTGTAGAAGTCATTGGTTTGAGAGAAGAAAACAGTCTGTGGACTATGATCAACTCTTGCAAAGACCAATCTTTGTTGAAATAAAGAAACAAAATGAGGATAGTTCTCTGTATACCATTGTCCTAATTTCCAATCTCTTAAATTAGAAGTGAACGAAACAGGAATATCTGTTTTTGCAGTACAGTCTGCTTCATTAGCATTGTCACCATCTGGATCTATTGTATCAATTTGAACATGACCCCAATAAATCTGTTCATTTCCTAAAGTATTGATTCTGAATAATCTTCCTCCATCAGTAGCTTGATTTGTCCATACACCAGTTCCTGATTGTGTTAAACGAACAGTTGAATTCTTTCTATAAAAATAAGCCTTTACAGTAGGTTTCTGGTTATGACCAAAATCTACAGGAGCATCTCCTACAGCACTGGTTAATTTAAAGGTATTAGCCGTACATTGAGTTGCAAAGAAATCTCCATTGGAAGGATGTGCAGAATTCAGGGTCATTGTTGCAGTTTCAGATGTTGAACCAGGATCTGTAAAAGTAATTGTATCAGTAGGATCATATCCAGTACCCATTGTCGTTATTGTAATGGTAGGATTCCCATTACCATCTGTTGTAATTGATGCTTTTAAACTAGATTTATTACCACTTCCTGATGTTGCTGATGGATTTACATCTGCATGTGTAGAAGGATCTGATGTAGGGGATTTATCTGCGTCCCATGGATCTGATAAATCTCCTCCTGTAGGTGAAGCTGGAGAAGATGCAGATACAGATACGACTAAAGTAATTCCTGAAAGATTGACCTTTATTCCATCCTGAAGACCATGATTCTTATTCTGAAGGAATGAAAAGGTTTGAAGATTATCTGTAGGAGCAGGATTAGAATCTCCAACTCCAGACCAATAATACGCATTATCGCATTCTCCTACCCATCCTGTTTGATTGATTCCTGTTGGTAAAGTAGGATCACCTGATATAGACATCGTGACTGTAGAAGCAGTACCATCAGCAAGTTCCTGAGAATTGAAATAAGGTCCGTCATAGAAAGATATTTCTGATAATGCCCATGAGGTATCAGAAGTATAAACAAGCTGTTGTGGAGGAACGTCAGGACTTACAAGAAACAAATAGGATGCCGATTGAATAAAACGTATAGAGTTAACTTTTGCAGTCGTATTATAAGGTGTTGTTAGTTCATAAGGTTTACTTGATAAAGCCAACTGTGCCTTGTCCTTATAAAACCTTATATATCCTCTAGAACTGATTTTACCTGCAGAAAGACTACCACTAAGACCAACTACTGTCGTAGAAGTTACATTTGCTGCAGTCGTGCAAATTTTGAATTGAGTGCTGTTTAGTACTAGAACATGATAATCAGTATTTGCTGAAGCACCTGTAGGCAACGTAGTTGCTTCTAACTGAATAACATCGTAACTCGACAATCCATGTCCTCCTGAAACAGTAAATAGATTATCTCCAGTTGTTACAGAAGTGATTGCTACTTCAGGCTGATAAACTCCAAATTCCAGTATATAGTTGTTTGAACTTCCAAATCCTATAGTAAAAGGAATCAACTTTACTGCATTTGCTTCTTTTCCAACTCCTACTGCATTTGGTTTGGTTCTCGCTATATATTGAGTTCCTGGTCTTCTTGCAATTCCACCATTTGGTGTAACCACAAAGTTGGTAAGTTCTTGTACAGATTTGGAATACAATTCCTCATCTACAAAACCTTGTGATTTAACCGCAATCTGACCTCCCCAGAAATTAGTCTGAGTTTGGGTCACTCTCATTTATACACCATTTGCAGTTGATGCAGAAAAAGGTCTGAAGTTTCCTGACATGGAAGTATTCCTTGAATTCAACCATTCATTGGATTCAATAACATCTGCAGTACCAACTTGTGCATCAATACTTCTTGCTTCTGATAACACTTGCTGGAATTTACCTAACATCAAATCACGCAATGATCCTTGACCTGTAAGATCCATTGCAATTTCTGATGCAAGTCCCATTGCTATTGCCTGAACCAATTGTGCATCAAAATCAGTAGTATCATCTCTGGAACTAGGTTTTTTGATGTATTTGATCTTTGCAGTAGTAGCATCAGTCAGAAGATACTGACCTTCTACTTTGAATGGATAATCGTATTGGTCACTTTCATAGAGGTTTAAAACCCTGAGAATAATCGTATTATCCAAAACATAGGCATAGTTATATTCAAATGGAGGTGTATAGTCTCCACTTTTGGATAACTCTGTTCTATGAGTCATACAATTCCAAGGATGAGAACGAAGCACGGCATCTCTTACATCTTCAAACCTTAATTTACAGGCTCTTGCCCGTGCATTAGCATCATCAAAAGCTGTAATAGTCCCGTCACCAATATTGTTTAAGGCAATATTAGATATCTGAATTGCAGTAGCCATTAAGCTTTTTTCTTAGCAGGTTTCTTTACAGGTTCTTTTTTTACAGCAGACCAACCTAATTTAGAAAGTTCTCTGAATTCTGAAGAACCTCTAGTGACTTCTCTTTCATCACCATCTGTTGAATACAAAACAATTCTAGACATAAGTTCCTTTGGGAAAGGGGGCCGAAGCCCCCTAAGTTTAATCAGTCAATGGTGTAAACCATATAACCAGCGAGATCATCGCCATCAACTAGTGCTTCATCTTCAGAAGTTGCTCTGATTAGAACACCACCTTGAGATTCAAACAACTTTGTTCCACCAGTTGCTTTTAGAGGTGCTCCAGTATTAGCAGAAGCTCCTTCTAAACTGAAATAACCAACGGTATCGACACTGATTCCATTGATTAATCCATCTGGATCGGCTGCTACTGCATCTCCTGCAAGATCAGTATAAGCATCCCAACCTAAATCAATTTTTGCACCACTTGTGACCCAATTGACATAAGCTCTGGATAAGCCTATAAATAAACGGACTTTACCAGCAGGAAGCTTTCCTAATGCAACAGAAGAAGTTGCTTCTCCAGCACCATCTTGATCATGAGAAAAATACATAATTCTCATTCGACCATGATGATCTGAAGGGTCATTCATTACTGAAGGTACAGCTACAGTGTTAGCGTACTGTGTGCTGTTTTGCGTTGTTATGGCCATAGTATTTTCCTTTTAAGAGATTAAGCTGCCATGCAACTGAGTTGAACAACACGTTCTTCTTCAAGACGGGTTGCTCCAACAGTCATACGGTAATAAATATACTGGCTGAACCTCTTGTCTGGACGCTCAGAAATACGTGCTACAATGTCTTCCCAGATACAAAGACCTACGCCTCTGCGATGAAAAGCTAAGCAATACTCTACGTCAGCACCATTTTCCTGCGGACATGCAGTAGTACCAGAGTAAGATTCAGTGCCAGCAGTGGTGGGAATCTTTTCAGTTCTGATAATATTGAATCCCATATACTGATTCAAATCACCAGCAACCAAAGCTCGTACTTGATTATAATCAGCACTATTAACTTTAGTCGAAGTCAATAATTGAGCTAATTGATTAGCGTTGAGAACAAGAAATAAATTACTATTCCCATTCACATCATAATCATCAGCTTCTCCTGATCCCAGAATTTTACGAGCATGAATCAATTTACCTACCGTGAGATTGGTATAACCTGATTCGCTATCAACAGCATATGTGTTGGTATTAGCATCAACTTGCTGAGATGCATCAAGAGATATATCTGTACTTGCAGCACTTCCTGAAGTATTTTCAGAACCAGACGCAGTACCTACAATTGCACCAATAACCTCTTCATCAATTGCTCTTCCCATTGCCATAGCAGCATTGACGGAATAAGCAGATGCAGGATCAATCAAGAGCCTTAGTTTGTCTGGATTATCAATCATGTCACCCCAATCATAGTCAACAGGTGTTACCCTACGTCTATCATGTGGTGTACTGATTAATGGTGAGTCAGCATGTCTGCTGGTAACTCTTTGTGCTGAAGTAGCACCGATACGATCCATGAAGACTTCTTCACCGATCTTTCCTGCTTCTAATGTAACTGCATTACGCAGTCTACTTCCCATTTGTTGGACGAGAAGTTGTACATTGGCATCAAATTGTTTGACAAATGCCGTTGTGACTTGAGTGGACATATAAAATCTCCGCAATTAGTGAGTAAAAAAACGCACATTTGCGAATTGTCCACATGGGGTTCGCTGACATTATCTAAATGCCAGGGGTATAAAAATACCTTGTCTGGTCTAAGTTTTAGCTCAAGTGGCTATAGAGTTTAGTCATCTTAGCAACGGCTGCCTGATGATTAGGATCATAGGTATCCATGTAAGATTGTCTAAAATCTTTATCATTCAATAATGAATTGATTTCTTCTTGAGCATTGGCTGGATTCATTCCACCAAGAACTGCGTTATTTGATCCTGGTAAAACTGAATCTTCTGCCAAGACTTCACCTATTCGGGCAAAGACTTTTAATAATTCTGGATGGTTTCCCATTCCTGTTTCTTCTATAACCTTAACTGCTTCAGGAGTAGCAAAATTCATAAACGCTCGTCTTGCCATTTCCAGGTTGTGATTAAACTCATCACCCCATTCCTGTTGTAAAGTGCTTAGGTTATCAACTTCAAACTGCTCAAACTGTTGTTGAGAAGTTTCTTCACGTTCAGCAATATCCTGTTGATATGCTTGGAATATAGTTTCTGCCTGTTGGTTGTTTAATCCCAACTGGTGGGCAAACTGTCTATAGTTTTCTGTCTGCTCTGGATCATGATCTCCTAAAGTGTAACCATTATGGTCTTCAGGTCTTCCAAGAGCATTATAAACATCATCCATAGGTTCACCTTCTCCAGGTAAACGTAGGAGTTGTTCTGCTGGTACACCCATCTTTTTAACAAGATTGACATACGATTTAGCCAACTTATCTACAGAGTCAAAAGTCTGTAGGGATGGTTCTTCTCCTAATCCATCAGGCAATCCTGTAGGATTGAACTCCATTGGACTAGAAGTGATTGCTGGTTGTTCTGCAGAAAGCATTGAACCGCCAGAGTCAATGGCTCCTGAATCGCTTGGTGCAGCTTCAGAAGTTGTCATCGATGCTTCGCTCATAATTTTGCTTCATCATGGTTTGAATTCGATCTGCATCCAACGACACATAATTGAGAATGGCTAGAACAACAGATCTTCGCCCTTCGTTATATGATGTTTCCTGCAAATCACTGGTTATAGTGGAATTCCAGATAAAGTTATTCTTCATCAAGTCTTCCAACACTTCTCTACCAGCTTCGGTAGAAAATACTTCTTTATAAGTTGCTCTCCGTTTACGGTCTTTATCAAACATTATACTGCAGTCATCTGCTGTGCTGCCATTGCTCTATTCTTTTCTGCAGTTGAAGTTACTTGGTCAATGTTTGCTGTTATTTCTGCTTGTTGTAATTGTTGCATCATTGCTGACTGTTCCTGCTGTTGTTGCAACTCTTGTTGAAACTGTGCTTCATCTTTAACAACACTTGGTGGTGTTCTTAAGATATCTGCACCAAGTTTAACTACTTGAGAAGTATCCAGCCTCTGTAGAATGGTTGGGTCGATTTGGGCAATTGGAGTAAGGAACTGAATCAGTTGAGATATGCTGTTCAATTCATAGCCCCGCATTGCTACAGAGACTGGATTTCGATATTCGATCTTAAATTCTTCTTGTTCCATAACAACATCAGGAGGTTGAGGAAGCAGATTATTAGTAAGAAGAATTTGAGTTGCCCGTTCTATCATTGGTCCTAGCATTTCAATTTCCTGTCTTGAAACAATAGGTCCAACAATCTGTAAACGATCTCTTTGTCTTGCCTGAACTTCAGTTGCAGTAAATCTTAAAACATCACCATCATTTGCAACTGGTCCTGGCAATTCCATCATGTCTAGGTAGAACGACTTTTCTATGTTTTCTCTGACTTGAGCCATTTTTGCTTCTGCAATGTCAACTCTTTGTGCAGAAGGCATTGGAAAGATTCTTTCGTCTTTGCCTAGTCCTGATCGATAGTAGTTGATTCCTCCAGGTGTTGTTCTTATAGGGTTTAAGAATCCGTCATCAGGAATCATCAATGGTGGATCAACAATCTTCTGTAATGCTTTGAGGTAGGTCTTTTCCATCTCATTGAGCATTTTAATATCTGCCAATGCTTCAGCACCTGGACCTCTTCCATAAGTTTCCTGTGCATTTCTTTCCCAACGACTGCATACAAATGGAAATGATTCAAAACCACCTACATTCAGAATGGCTTTTGCAGTAGGCATGAAATAAATACTGACAAATGGGAATCGTTTGATGGGAGCATCTTTAAATGTAGATATTGGTTTAACTACATGTACGCATTCAAATTTGTCATAGTATTTTCCTGCTTCTATGGCTTTTTGTACTTTATCAGGAAGTTTTTCTTCACCAAATGCTTCCAGGACTTCTTTTGCAGTATGTTCGTAAACTCTATAGATCGTATCTACACGACCCATTTCGTTCTTTGCAAGGAAGCAGTTATAGAGTGGATAACTCGCAAAATATGGTCCTTCACCTGGAATATCTTTAACATGCATAACTCCTGTACCGAATGCACCTAAATCCAATAGGTATTCATGCATTGCAGGATGGAAGTTGTTGTTGGGTCTATTAAAGGTCTGTATTAATACTCTTGTAGATTCTTCCAACCACAACTGTACATCTCGTTCTTCATTGAGTGCATTATTTCTCATCTTCAACTCAAACCAGTTTTGTGTACTGGGAGTCAACAGATTATGCATACCAGATGAAAATCTGGTTAAGGCACGTAAAGGTGTAGATTCAAAGATCTTTTCTCTACGTTTCTCTCCTGCAGTTCTTAGGGTAAGGAAATCACTTCTGTTAGGAGAAACAAGATCTCCTATTTCCTGCCAAGTGCTTTCCCAGTTACGTCTAGAGTCTTTGAGAGATGCCAACTCAGATGTAAGCTGTGTGAATAAATCCATCAGCCTGTAAGACCTTTAAAGGTTTGCCTTCTACCAAATCCTGATTTTCGTCTTTGTCTTACGTTGTTTCCATAAGATGCCATTGAAAAAGGATTATTACTTTCAGAAGATTTTGGTAAGGCGTCAGTCAATTCTGTTAGATTTGGCAATTCGTCTGGGTTCTTAAAATCAGGAAGACCTAACTTATCTGTAAACCCTTGCCATTGTTTTTCATAATTTTTACCCAACTTATTTGCTTCCTTTTCCAGATTAGTTCCATGTCCACCAGATATAAAACCAGTAGTTTGGTCAATTAATCGTCCTGTTGATCCTCCCATTAGTATTTTCCTGTAATTAAGGTTCTTGAAGTTCCAGATCGGCTTAAACCACCTCTCCTTTTATCTCTATCACGTTCCAATAAGGTTCCTATAGAAGTTGTCTTCCCAATTTTTGGACCTGCACCTTTTGAACTTCCAAATGCAGAAGTAAGAGCAGAAGAAAGATCTGATTTAGCTTTCATGACCTGTTTTGCTGCATTAGAACCCAATGCAGTGGAAACATTCATTCCTGTATTAAAAGTATCTTCAAAGGCTCCCAGAATATTTTGACCTGTTGTTTCTATATTTTTTCCTGTTTTTTGAAGTTGTGTTACAACTGCTTCCCCTTCTTCTTTAACATCTTCAGCATAGTCTCTTATACCTTTAGTAGGATCTTTAACAAAGTCTTCAACTTGTTGTAAGACAGAATGTGCATCAGATCCTTTATAAGTATCCTCTATTCCACTGATAGTCCCTTTTACTGCATTTTCTAGATTAAAATCACCTGTTAAGAGCTTTTGACCTTCTTGCTTTACTTGTGTGATTGCTTTTTGTCCTTCTTTTTGAACATTCTCCAAACCTATGTTCAAATCTGAACCTTTATAGGTTGTATCAATATTTTCCTTTAGTTCTTCTAATCCCCCACCGACATCTGTTTTAACTTTTTCTGTGAATTGACTGAGACTTCCCAGATCAACCTTGGTATCTCCTAATGGATTTGTATTTATTTGGGGATCTGTAATATCAGTATTTTCGATGTTTTCTGTGAGTTCTCCAACTTCTGATTTAACCTTTTCCGTAAGTTGACTAACACTTCCTAGATCAATTTTTTGTTTAATCGTTTCGTGGAGTTGTTGTAATAATTCGTCTTTAGAAAGATGTAGCCTTGGTGCCGTCGCTTTTGTCTTTAGTGTATCTATGAATTCTGTGGCAGACTCTTTCCCTTCGTCTACTTGTTTGTCAACAAAAGTTTTTGCATCATTAATAGATTCTTTTCCCTCTTTTATTTGTTCTGTAACTGTAGTTCCTGCATCACTAATAGACTCTAGTCCTTCTCCAGCTTTTGATTTAACCTTTTCTGTAAGTTGACTAACACTTCCTAGATCAACTTTAGGCATATCCCACGTAACTCCGGGAGGTGGAAGACCTTTTTTAGCTGCTTCTAAATATGGAGCAAGAAAAGCCTGTATATCAAATTGGTCCGCATCTCCTATTTCCTGGAGTAAATCTGTACTAGCTTTTGGTGGTTTATTACCAAATGGTTTTGTATTGAGACTATGCCCACCTGATAAGTCCTGTTCAGTGTTAAGGCTATGCCCACCTGATAAGTCTTGAGTAGTATTGAGACTATGCCCACCTGATAAGTCTTGAGTAGTGTTAAGACTATGCCCACCTGACAAATCTGTAGCAGTAACCTTTTTTTTAATAGTTTCTGTAATTTGACTAACACTTCCTAGATCAACATTAGGTAAACTAATACCCCCAGAAAGACCACCTAACCTTTTCAAAGCTAACTTATCTTTATCAGATAATGTGGAAGTAGGCTTAGGCTTAGGCTTAGGCTTAGGCTTAGTTCCAGCATCCTTTGGTGCAGACTGAGCAATGGTAGTCTTAGGTGGTTTAGCCGTAGTGGTCTTAGGTGGCCCTACTGGTTTACTATCCCAGTCATCATCATAAGTATCAAAGAATTCTGATCCGAGGTAAGCCTGTAAATCATCTCCCTTTAAACCTAGTGCTGCTCCTTTTTCTTTTGTTTTTAGAAAAGCCTGTAAATTAAATGCCATATATTCCTTTATTCTTAAGCAGCAAAGTATTGGTATTCGTGATCTTGAGTACCTATAGCAAACTCCATTTTAGGGATTTCCTTATGAATGGTTGCATAGCGTAAAGACATAACAGCATATCTTGTTGCAGACATGATATCGTCACGTTCTTTGATGATCTTTCCTTCTTTACGATGGTACATTCTCATTTCTGCGAACCAGTCGGAAAGATGTTCAAAGACTTTAAACCTGCCCGACTGCATTCTTTGAAGGATATCCATAATACCTGGCTCAACAGAAAAACCCCCGTCAGGATTGCTGAAATGAGAACCAAGCATATTAACACCAAGCCTCCGATACTGTTGAGCAAGAGGTTCACCAGATCCTTTATCGTGTTGCATACCATCATGAGGCCACGCACAAGGAATATAAGCACCTTTAGACTTAATCGAATGGGCATGAGTAACAGGTGTTTCAGCCCTAATAGAATAGGTGTCGTAAACATAAGCCGTATCCGTTTCTCTGTCCCATGCAACCCATACACATGCAAATGGGTGATCCCATCCGAAATCGACTGCACAGATTCTGGGCCAGTATTCTGGAATTGGAAATGAAGGTATCTTGATAGCATCTTCGTCAATTGGGTAAACCAATCCTGAACCAAGGATAGGAATCCCTTTTGATCGCATATTTCTTTCATGCGGTGGAAGGGCAGCAAGGATTTCATTTCTGGTATCTATGTCTAAGTGTGGTGCATCATCCCATGTTGCATGATAAAGCTGTTGTCCTGGTTTAAGATCATTCATGAATTGGGCAACCGTATTAGTCATGCCTTTTTCAGGAGTGAATGTCATGAATATCAAGCCTTGGGTTTTTAAAGTCGCTCTTAAACCTTGAGAATAGATATCTTGAGGAGGTTCTTCGTCTAACCAGACAATATCGACTGCTTTACCCATCCATTGTTCTTTTCCTTGTTCGTAGGATTTGAACCAGATTTTAGAATTCTTTCCTGACTTATGTTTGACTGTAACTGCAGAAATAGCGTTAGGGATGCCTGGAAGCCTGTCTGTGTGAATTATTCTATCTTTCGGTATCAACCCCTTACCCCAATCTTCCAAGTCTCCTGGCTCACCTAGAAGCTCTGCCTGGACTATATCCCTTGTATTGGCAGTTGTATTACCTGCTGCCCAAACCTTAACTGGAGTATCAAATCTATGCCCTTCCCACCAATCGGGATAGTCTCCTAAAACGTGG